CATTAATGATGTGTTTTTCTTTTCTCTTTCCTTACTAACCATCTTTTGATTCTATCGTTGACATTAAAAGATAACTATGCTAGGCTAAACGTATTATTAACAAGGAGGTCACTGGAAGATTCATGGATAACTTCTATATGTTAACTGAAGCAGGGGAAACAGTACACCCAAACAGTATCTTCAAGTGTCGAGATGGTAGGACATGGTATGTTAGAACTAGCTATAAGCATCTTGGCAAGAGTTATGTCACCTGCATAGAGGTACCAGAAGATCTAGCAACTGTAGAGTTGATGGAGGCTTCAGATGAGTAAACCCAAACTAATCGGCCTAATGGGACGAATGGGGACAGGAAAGTCTACAGTAGCAGACATCTTACATGTTGAGTATGGCTATCAGAGAAGCAAATTTAGCCAGACGCTTAAGGATATGATGTTATGTATCCCCGGTGTAACAGATGAGATGATAGAGGGTAGGCTTAAGGAAGTGCCGAATATGATCTTCGGAGGCCGTACACCACGTTATGCTATGCAGAAGCTTGGCACTGAGTGGGGTCGTGATATGATGGATCCAGACATATGGGTTGATTCATGGCATAGAAGGGTAGAAGCTTATTCATCCCCTATTAGTGTTGAGGATGTACGTTTCCACAACGAGGCCAATAAGATCAGAGAGTTAGGTGGTGAGATATGGTTAATAAAACGTAAGAGTAAAATATTCAGTGAGCATTCATCTGAATTAGACATTGAGCATATCAGGCCAGACTACACATTTAGAAACTACGGAACAAAGCTTAAGTTGTCTAAGTTGATAGGTGAACACTTTGTATACCATCCTGTTAACCCTGAGTTTGTAGAATAGTAAGGCTTTTTATGAACAGAAAACAAACAGTTAAACAATTAGAGGGAATCTGTGAAAGAAGAAACGATGGAGCAATCGAAATTGAACAATCCCAATTTGAAGCAAGGGTCGTTCTTCTCCAATTTGTGGAACAGTACTTTCCCGAAGTTGCAGATGCCTACTACGACGCAGACACCTCGTTTTAAGATTGTTATGCAGAACGAGGAAATCCTGCTACAAATCTTAACCAATCTGTTGAACGTCCAAAAGGACTCATTAGCTACCGTTGTTGCCTTGGAGAAGATCCATGGTGATTTAGCAGTATCATTAAGGGATATGTCAGATGCTCTTCAAGAAATTGCCTTTAAGTTTCCCGATACAAACGGTGAAGACCTTAATTAGAAGACTCAAGTATGAAGCTTGGATTACGATATGGTTATGGAAATACCACTCGAAGCAACGAGTAGTCGCAAATATACAGAAAAATTTTGCTCGACTTGTAAAACGATGGTGGACGTAGTTGATTTCCACAAACACTCAAGCACTGCAGACAAGCTACAATATGTATGCAAGGACTGTGTATCGTTAAATGATAAGAAGCGATACAAGCATTACTCTATGAATGCTAAGAATAAGGGCTTGTGTAACTCTTACGGCTGTAAGAATAGCTCATTCAAGAATGGTCGTTTATGTGAATCACATTTTTTTAAAAATGCTGCTATCAATAGGTTAGGCTCTAGTGATTTTGCTGATGACTTAATGAGATTAGCGGAGAAACAGCAATACAAGTGTGCCCTGACAGGAGACCACTTGACTCCTACCGATAATATGTCACTTGACCACATCAAGCCTGCCAGTAAGTTCCCCGAACTAAAGGAAGATATAAGTAATGTCCAGTGGGTAACTAAGTGGGCGAATGCGGCAAAGTGGAATCTAAGTCAGGAGGAGTTCTATGAGCAGTGTAAGAAGGCCAATCAATATAAAAATCAAAAGAGTTGTACATAGGCTAGGGCAACCATACTTCTATGTTGTATGGGATTTTATTATTGAAGGACGCACCCATCCACAGGGAAGTAACTTCCCGTTTTCAATGTCATGAAATCACCTAAACTAAAGAAGGGTAAGCCCTATTACGTAGTCTGGGATGACACTATGATACGTAATGATTGGGCTGATAATGACACTGAGGACTTCCTTAACGATCCCCCCACAACAGAATTCATGGGATGGTACGATGGAATGAACTCTAAGGCCTATGTATTCATTATGCACCGTGATGCCCCACCGGGAAAAGTAGTAGGAGAACGTATAAAAGTTCCAAAGGGAATGATGGTAAGTGCTAGCATTATATGTTATTCTTGTACAGAAGACAAAACACCAAAGAATCTTCTGGATAAATGAATCCTTTTTGAATCCTTTGCATCTTATATAGTAATACTACAATTATGCCAATTGATCTTACCAAGCTTCAGGGTCGTGTAATACAGATGATACGTGATTTCTTTACGGGAAGTATCACTATACATATGTCTGAAGGAAAGATTATGAAAATAGAGATCAAAGAAGTTATGCGTGATTTGTAACTAGAGGCAAAGCCAACCACAACTAGTTAGAATAGACCTATCTGAACACTAGACGGTCACCAGAGACGTAGCCTAAACAGCTACACCTACAGTCTCTGGTGATCGTTTTTTTATTGCATCGTGCATTGGAGACAGAATGGCAAAAGAGAAGCCAGTTAAGAAGACAGCTAAGAAGCCTGAGTACGACAAGAAAGTTAAGAAGACAGCTAAGAAGCCTAAGCTTGAACCTATAGCTAAGCAGAAAGTTAGAAAGCCACTAAAGGTTATTATCAAGAAAGGCATCGCTTATGATGCAAATACTGGGAAAGCACTATAATGGCAGAAGAGTTAAGCCCAAACCAACTATCGGTGGGATCTCCGTCACACGAGGCTAAGGATGTCACGAGCCAAGCGCAAGCACCTAAGAAGCTGGCTAGTGGTGACGTTATTAATAAGCCGAAGAAATCTACAGTAGAGCCAGCAATTGACCCAAGGCTAAAGGAAGAGGGAGAGGCTAAGCTATTAGACTTCCTCTGTCAATCAGTACAGAACTCTGTGGATGCCAGACAAGATTGGCAGAATAATCTGGAGAGATGGTATAAGCAGTATAAAGGTGTAGTTACAGAGAAAGACTTCCCATGGAAGGGTTGTTCTAACCTACACATTCCTATCACTGGTATCATAGTAGATACGCTGGTGAGTAGGATGATTAATCCAATATTCGGAGTACAGCCGTTAGTTACGGCTAGAGGGGTGAGCGGAGCAGGGAAACAAACTGCACCACCCGACGGGGGGAACGATGCCCCCCGTAAGATTAAGGATGTCGATAAGGCGCATGATGTAGAGAACATGTTGGACTTCGTTCTCCAGAAGCGTGTACAAGTATATGCGAAGGCTCAGGACTGGATCCGTGAAGCCTTTATCTACGGACGTGGCACAGTAAAGATTATGTGGCGCAAGGATGTACGTAAGTACACTCGCAGGTTAAACCAGCAGCAGGTGCAGGATGAAGTGGCGATTGCACAGGCGCAGGTACAGACTGGTGAGGTTAGCGCGGCAATACTTGAGTTCCTCGATCAGATGTCTTTTATATTAGAGAACAATGATTGGGTTAAGAAACCCTTCGTTAAGATAGAAAGAGAAGAAGTAGTATACAACAATCCTGACTGGGAATTCATCCCAATCGAAGACTTCATCTACCATCCAAGAGCAATCACAGTAGCAGACTCCCCATACGTAGCACATAGGTTCCGCAGAGATTACGATACCTTATTAAAGCTAGGTGACGCAGGCACATACGACAACGTTGAAATGTTAAACGTTGGTAGTAATGATAACGATACTGATGGTATCTCTGCCCATGGTGAATCATTACTGAAAGATGTTCAGACGTTAGAGGAAGGTTACGAAGAAGATTCAATGGAGCCTGATGATGGCTATGCTGAATTAGAATTGATTGAGTTCCACGGTAGATATGACATTGATGGTGATGGCAGGATGGAAGACATCATAGCCACGTTCTCCAAGAAGCATAAAGTATTATTATCAGCGAGAGAATCAGACTTGCTGCATGGTAAGAAACCTTTTGCAGAGATTCGTATTTTCCCTATCCCCGGTAGATTTGAGAGTCAGGGTGTTGCGGAGATAATCACAGACTTGCAACAGGAGATCAATGACATACACAATATGCGTATTGATAATGGGACTATTACTAATGCTACGATGTTCTGGTACGATCCTAACTCTGACGTAGATCCAGAGATTCATCGTCCCGGCCCCGGTGTTGGATTCCCTGCTGGCCCAAATCAGATTGGGATACTACAAACTGGTGATGTTAAGTTCTCCAGCTTTAGGGAAGAAGAACTAGTACGAAGACTCATACAAGATAGAATTGGTGTCTCCGATTTTGCTATAGGGAACGATGCCACTGCAATACAAAACAAAACTGCTACAGGAGTTAACGCTATAGTCAACGAAGGTAATCAACGACTAGAGATGATGTTGCGTAACGTAGCCCTAGGATTTAATGAAGCAGTATTACAAACGTTTCAATTGTTACAGCAGTTCGGTGACGAGGAAATGTTTTTCAGAGTAGTGGAGGGGGCTGAGACTTCTTTAAGAGCTGTCACAGCCAAAGAGATACAGGGTCAATTTGATATAGACTTATCAGCGAATTCAGTAAATTCTAACAGGTTGAGCAGACTTAACGAGATTCAACAACAGTTGGAACTCGCTCTGAGAGCTGGCCCTCAATTCGTGAATGTATCTCCCCTCATTAAAGAATTCATGAGGAAGTCTGGATCTAAGATGGCAGATGAGGTGGCTGTCCCAGTCAACGAAGCTGTAATGCGTATGGCACAGGAGAACCCTGAAATACTAAAAGCACTATATCAACAGGTGAATGAGCTAGCTGTACAGTCTGGCTTGATTCCCCCGCCACAACCGCAAGGAGGTGATCCAGCATCTCAAGCACCACAGCAACCGCAAGCTCCGGCTCAACAGGGTGCAGCACCAGCTGGTGGGCTAGATATACAAGCACTATTGGCTCAAGCAGGGCCAGTGATACAGCAAATATTAGGTAGCTTGGGTGGCAACAAAGAACCACAAGGGCAACCATTACCACCTCAACAGGGGCCAGTAGTTTAATGAAAAAAAAGAAAACAAGTTTACCAACCCGTACAGTGGGGAAGGCTCTGCAGAGACTAATTGACCAAACGAAAGATAAGTCAAAGACGGAGAGATATATGTCAGGTGCCATTACCCCTTCATATAAAGCTCGTTTAAAAGGTAACAAACAAGTACTCGAAAGAGAGCGAAAAATTCGCCCTAAGCTATATGAGGAACCCAAGACAAAGCAATACGGTATTACTAAAGGGAGTAAATGATTTTTTATGAAGACTAAGAAGAAGGTTTACAAACTATCAAAGCTCTCAAAGAAGAAGGATGTAGCTGACAGGGTTCGCAAACAAACGTTTGAAAAAGAGACTGGGCGTAACTTAGACAAAGAGAATCACGGTGTAAAAAAGGACGGCTTAGCAGTTCTCGTCCCGTCTCGCACAACTTCCGCAAAGGAGACCGCTAACAAAGCTGCAACAAAAGCGCGTGACCGTATCACAGCTAGTGAAAACAAAAAGCGTACAAAGAAAAGAAAGTTTGTCACTGACAATACGCCAAAGGCAAAAAGGAAGTAAATGAATTTTAATAAGTACCTTAGAAGGGCAAAGTCTCCAGAGGATAAGGAGATACATTTGCGTAAGTTAACAGCACTGTTAGAGACTCCTCATTGGAAAGAAGTAGCAGAGGAGATCGAAGACATGATGATTAAAAGTTACGAATGCTTTGACGAATGTAAAACCTTGGAAGAATTCCTAGGCTTACAGGGGCAAGTATTAGCATTAAAGAAAATGGCAAACCTTAACGGCTTGCTTAAAACTGTTGCGTATAGGCAACAACGGATTCGTCCTCCCGAATAATAAACAGGACAGGGGAAAAAAGGAGTAATTAAATGCCAGACGGTAAACAAGTAGTAACTCAAGCACCCATTGTCGAACAGGAAACGGCACCTGTTGATGAGGTGAATCAGGAAGCATTAGTAAATAAAGCATCTGAACTGGGGCATACGTTGGACTTCGGTAATGACGTAACCCCCGGCAACTTAGATTGGTCTGAGATGGAACCCCTGCAGGAGTTCGATCAGATTGCAGCAGAGCGAGGAGTTGGTGAACAGAACCAAGCCACGCCACAGCAATCCGAAGCCCAACCGCCAGCTCAAGATGACAACCTTACTGATGGCATGAGTAAGCGCATTACAGACTTAAAGCGTAAGGGCCAGCAGGAGATTGCAGGTAAAGACTCAGAGTTAGCTGAGAAGGATTTGGTTATTGCTGCACGTGAAGAGCAAATCCAGAAACTTACAGACATGGCTCAGCAGTTTGAAACATTGCAATCATCTTATGTACCACCAGCTGGTGATATAGAGGCTATCAATGCTGAGATCGTAGCAATGGATCAAAGGCTAGAAGACGAAGGTGATGTCTTCACGCCAGCAGAAGTAGCAAGGCACGTTCAGGGTAGGCAGGATCTTGTAAACAAACAGGCGGGTGTAGCACAAGCCCAACAGAACGCTCAAAATATTGTTCAGAAGCAGGATCAAATGAGATTGCAATCTGACCAGTATGTTAAGGAGACTTACTCTTTTGTATCTGATCCTAACAGCGAATATTACAAGACTCTGAAGACTAAAGCGTATCCAATGTTGGAAAACATCATTGGGCCTAACTTTAAAAATCACCCGCAGGATATGGTATTGGCTGCTGAACTCTCTAAGCTTATGGTTGATGCTGCTAAATATAATCAGATAACTGGGAATTCTCCAGCCCCTCGTGCAGAGGCGATCCCCATGGCAGGTAATGTTACGCCACAGGGTAGAACGCAACAGAGTGCTCAACCGTCTTTTCGGGATTCGGTAGGTACGCTACGAGGTGGTTCAGTAGATAACTTTGCTAAATTACTCCAGCAAAGAGGTCATACTTGGAGACCTTAGTGTCATATAAATAGGAGAGCCTCGGATGCCAACATTTGAGACTTATAACCAGAACGGTCTTCGTGAAGATCTTTTGGACATTATCGTTAACATTTCCCCTACTGAAACTCCGATGCTATCGGGCTTTGGTAAGGGTAAAGCAAGTGGGACTTTACATGAGTGGCTCACTGACTCACTCACCGCAGGTTCCAATGGAAGAGTAGCTGAGGGCGCAGCCTTCACTGCTGGTACTTTGACTGCACGTTCTCGTCTGGGTAACTATACTCAGATCAATCGTAAGTCATTTGAAGTAACTGATACCTTGGATGCTGTCGATAAGGCTGGCGTTAAGGGTGGCGAGTATGAGTATCAACTTGCTAAATCACTGAAGATTATGGCTACCGATATGGAAGTCGACATCGTTAGTGGTGTGTCAGCTGCTGGTGCATCAGCGGGTACGGGCAGAGCAGCTCGTGGCGTTCTTTCATTCATCACCACTAATGTTGAAACTGGTTCAGCAGCTGGTACGCAGGCTCTTACTGAGCTTCTGTATAATACCAACTTGCAGACCATCTTTAACAGTGGCGGGAACCCTGACACAACCTATGCAAATGGGTTTCAGAAACGTCAGATCTCTGCGTTCACAGCATCTCAGACTCGTAACATTGAAGCTTCAAGCAAGAAATTGATTGCTAGCCTTGATGTATACGAATCAGATTTCGGCATGCAGCGTATCATCCTTGACCGTCATATGGACGCGGATAAGGTTTGTCAGTTGCAGAAAGAGATGTGGAAGGTCGCAATGCTAAGGCCAGTCAAGCATACTCCTATCGCTAAGGTAGGTAGTTCAAGGCGTGGCATGGTAGAAGCGGAATGGACATTGGAGTCTCTTAACGAGGCTGCCTCTGGCAAAATTACACTACTTACTGTAGCGTAAATTAATGGTAAGGGGGAGCTTCGGCTCCCCTTTATTTAAGGAGCTGGAATGGCAGACCTAAGAGCGAACCCTACATTAAATAGAATGCAGACTGATGAGGCATTCAATAGACTACGCAGTGAAAATCCGGGGCTAGGTAGGATGATGGGGCAAGCTCCTGTTGACATTCGCATGGGTAATGTTCGTGGGCCGGGATTTGCAGAAACGTTTCCACCGGGAGAGACAGGGCCACCAAACAAGCCTGCACCGGGGAACAAAGACAACTTACGTATTGAGATGAGAAAGGGTAGGTTCGGTGACATAGAGGCTAAGAAGGATCTATTGATTGGCGAACTACTACATCAAGTTGGTGGGATCAAGGAAGACGGCTCACCATTCAATCCTAAGTTTACAAAGCTTAAGCGTACCCTGATTGGTAGCCTTACTCCAGAGCAGGAAGCGGAAGAGAGGTTCTTCTATAACCAAGCAGTCCAGAGTGGGCAGACAGGATCAAACTTTGATTCGTTTGAATCATACATGATGACGACAAGAGGTGACGCTATCATCCGTGGAGATATTGTTCCAAGCGGATTAACTCATCCCAAGGAACAAGCGGCATACATGAGACGAGACGGCACTGGCTTCTTAAGTAAGGAACAGGTAGGGATCATGGATAAGATTAGAGGGTTACTAAAATGATAGATAATGAAGACGACATATTCCAAGACATAGCAACTCGCATGCGGGTTGACAACCAACAATTCGGCATCCAACACATACAGAATGTCGACTCTGTTGCTGCGATTGCAGATAAAGAGCGTAAGACAGGAGACAACGGATGGACTGACGGGCGCATGATGCGTAAGCGTGGCACCATACCAAACATCTTTCTTATGCAGGACAAGTATAAAGACATTTTGGATGGAGACCAGAACGCTATGACGAAAGCAGTTAATCGTTTCTTCTTCGATCATCCAGAATTTAAAACTGACAACGATAGCAAGAAGTATTTATAAACAATGTCTGAGAGGTGTTCTTGTTAACAACGGATAATTACATGAAGCGTGAGGGAGAAACGACTGACACCCCTCCAATGAAATTGTCGTTTGCAAATCACGTTAATGGCAACACGTGGGATCAGCCGGAAGCAGGTTACTTAACAATAGTAACTCGTACTTGGAAAAGAAACGAGCAGTTGGGGATCAATCAGTATTCTGTCAAAAATCAAACCGATGGAGATTGGGATCAGGTAATTATACATGACCAGACTGAGAATGGTATTGGATTACTTAAAGCAAATAGATTGTTCCATAGCCACAGGCATTTGGTTAAGGGTGAGTACGTTCTTCTCTTAGATGATGACGATAAAATTATAGACCATGACTTCGTTAAGAAGCTTAAGGATCGTAATGAAGACATAGTCTTATTTAAAATGCAGTACACACCTTGTGGTAAAGATAAGTGGAACTACTTTGGAGAGGACACTGACAACCAGCCTGAGTATGGTGAAATTGGTGGTAGCTGCATGGTAGTAAAGAACCATGTTTACCAAAGGTTCATTCACAAGTTTGGAGAGAAAGATGAAGACGAAGGGCGCGATGGTTACTTCGAGTTTCTTAAAGAAATAATGCATGTGAAGAACAATTATACTAGGCATCATATGGGGGAGCAGGCTGTCACTGCGATACAGAGCGTTGGCGGTACAAAATAGAATTAGGCAATGATAGATAAACCAATTGGGTTTAACGAAGAAGATGATATTAAAGTTTGTGGTGTAGTAAGAGATGATGGGGCATGTGGCTTCTATAGGATTAGGCAGCCTATTGCAGCTGTTAGTGGAAAGTTTGGTATTGATGCTGCGTTAGGTGGGGTTGGATGTAAGAACAGTGAATTGTACCAGTTGCTTGAAGATTGTGATGTAGCGATTCTACCACGGGCTGCTAGCTTGAAGATGCTAGACTTAATAAAAGTGTTGAAAGCTCATAACCCGCCTAAGAAAATTATCATTGACCATGATGATAACATATTTTCGTTGAACCCATTGTCTCCGCATTACCAAGACATGGGTATAGAAAATATTTCTTATGTTATGGATGGTGAAAAAATTGTAGTGTGGAAGGATGGGGAGAATAGCTTTGATATTACTAGGAATATTAAAAAGACTGAAGCAGCTAAAGAGTGCCTACGGATTGCAGATGCGGTTACTGTTACTACTCCTGAGCTTGCAGAGTATTATAGCCAGTTCAACAAGAACGTCATTGTCTTACCAAACTGTATTGACCTGTCTGTGTGGAAGCCAGTTAGAATTGAGAAGGATGCAACTGTAAGGCTTACATGGCATGGCGGGTGTTCTCACTATCAAGACTTGGTAGAGATTAAGCCAGTGTTTGAAAAGTTAGCAAAGAAGAATAAAGATCTCAAGCTGCAAATTTGTGGTCAGGAGTTTTCTGGCATATTTAAGAACATACCAAAAAAGCAGTATGAGTTTCATTCTTGGGTGCCGACACTAGCTCATCCATATAAGCAAGCTTTGTTGAATAACGACATAGCTGTAATACCACTTAAGGATGATTTATTCAATACGTGTAAGAGTGCTATTAAGTGGGTGGAGTATTCAGCACTAGAGATCCCATGTGTAGTACGGAACATACCACCTTACTCTAAGGTAATAGAGCAAGGAGTAAACGGATTCCTATACAACAATAATGAGGAATGCGAATCTATGATACAGAGGTTGATAGATAACCCTGCATTACGTAGAAGGATTGGTAAGCAAGCACGTAATTATATTGTTGAAAACTTTGATGCGGTGGAAAGAGCAGAACTCTGGGCAGACGCATTAAAGAAAGTAATGAACCATCAGGAGGAACCGTGTCTCTCGCAACCATAAGAAATCCAATACTAAGAGATCTAGGGTTAGACTCGAACTCTAGTCTTGTCAATGATGCGAAGAATCGTATCCTTGATTACATCAATGAAGCTATACAGGAAATAAACATTCTTGGTCGCTTCAACATTCTAAAAAATACAGCTACTGTTACATTAGCTACTGGCGTAGAACAGTACGCATTAGAAACAAACGTTGATGTGAACAACATCATAGGTGAAAGGTTCTATATAGATTCGGAAGACTTGTTTGTATCTAAAGCAAGAACGAATCAAATCTTTCAAGAGGAGATCATCAGGGGTAACACTGGATTGCCAAGGCTATGGACTCCATGGGGGAGTAGTGCAACTCAGGTATCTCAGATTAAAGTTACTCCAACTCCAGCATTGGCTCAGAATGGATTACTTCTTACTTACTGGTACCAACAAGAACTATCAGACTTAGCATCTGACTCAGACACCACCCCTCACCAAGAAGTAATCATACGTCACATGGTGAAGGGTAAGTATGCTGAATACGATCAGGACTTTGCTAAGCGTGACAGAGAGATGGCTCTCGCTAACAACCTGTTGAAGAAAGTACAAGCTAGAAATCGTGGGTCAGTAAGGTTTACTCCCTTGACTCGCAAGAACTATAACTTGACTGACACTATTCAAGGAACCTATTAATGCCCTTGCGACAAAAAATATTTGAGTCTAACAATAAAGGCTTATTTGATATTGCTGTTGGTGAAGGTAACATCTCAGCTGACTTTGCTACTGAGTTACAGAACTCACGTGTAGCACAGAACGGTGAGGTTAGTAAGCGTAGGGGTAGGACGTTCCTTAATAGTACCGCAGCTCAACACGCGGCAGGTAACAGCATTGACACTCTAGCTGTAGGAAATACAGATGCTAACATCAGTATGCATAATGGTAATAACGAACAGGTTGGCTTTGCCATTACACTCGCTGGTCAGGACATACAAGCCGTACAGTTTAACCTAAAGAAAGTTGGGTCACCAACAGGCGGGATGGTGGCACATATTTGGTTAGGGACTGGGACGGTAGGAACTAATGGATTACCAACTGGGTCTGTATTAAAAGAGTCATTCCTCCTAGATCCAGCTGACCTGACAAGCTCATTTGTTATGACTGAGTTTACGTTCGAGGAACCGTTTACTTCTACTTCTGGAACATATGCAGTGTTCTTTGAATACAACGGGGGTGATGCTAGTAACTATGTTGACATTGGTAGTGATGCATCAGCACCAGCACACGCTACGTACAACACGTTTAGAACTAACACTAAAGATTTAGGTTGGACTGTAGACTTAACGCAGGATTTAATATTTGATTTGTTTAAGGCTGGGCCTAAATGCGATATGGTTGGCGTATACGAGGGTGACTTTCCCGGAACATATGAAGTGCTAGGGCAGTTTGACACAAGGTTATTAAAGTACACACCAGCAACTGGGGCATTTGATGTAGTTCTTAAGACAGGACTTACTGTTAACAAGCCTCTTAACTGGGCTATGTTCAGGAATAAAATGATCCTTACTAACGGGACTGATGTTGCGTTTAAGTATGGGTATACCCCTAGGCCAGTAGCCCCAACACTTGGGACTGTAGCTACTGGTACCAAGGCTGCAAGAACTTATTATGTAACTGTTACTTATGTGACAGCTGGTGGAGAATCAATAGCTAGCACAGAGAGTAGCCAATTGGTACCGTTGAATAGCGTACTTAGTGTTACCTCCCCTGTAGCAATACGTGGGGCTACTGGGTATAACGTTTACTATAGTGAAACATCAGGTACATTATTATTGCAGAACGTATCACCAATAACAATTGGTGTCGCTCATCAAGAAGCAACAGGAGCTTTGAATGATGGAGCTGCACCTCCGTTATCTCATACGGGATACTATACGATTGATCTATTAGACAGTCCTCCTCTTGCTAAATATGTGTTCGCATTGAACAACCGCGTGTGGATGTCTGGCATACTAAATAGGAAGACTCAATTCATAGGTAGCGCAGTAGATGATGAAGATGATTGGAGTGGTGCTTCGGACTATGTTGATATAGACTTGGCTGCTGTTCTGGCTAGAGGTGATACCATTACTGGTATTAATCGCCTTGGCCAGACGAATGAACTGATTATAGCTCTAAAGAATCATATTGTTACGTACACAGTCCCTGCTGTATTCGCAGATATAGCTATTGATAAAACAATATTTAATACAGGGGCAATGTCACACAGGGCTATGGATGAGGTTGGGCTTGATAACTACATCGTAGAAACTGGTGGGCTTAACTCAATGAAGAGTGAGCTAATAGTTCAAGGGCTTAAGACTAAAAAGTTATCTGACAATATACGTGACAGGCTTAATCCTTTATTGAAAGCTATAACTAACCAAGATGAAATCAACGTTGTTAACCATAAGTCAGAGAATGAGTTTTGGATAAACATCCCATCTATACAGAGACGATATGTATATGATTACGAAATCAAAGCGTGGATGGAAGACAGAGACATAACCATATACCAATCCATTAGAACGCCTGATGACGAAATCTTTAGTGCTGGTAATTACGGAAGAGTCTACCGTGAATATACTAACTCAAGTGACGTTGATATATATGCTGATGGTGACAATAGCTTTGGTGTAGCATGGCAGTGGGACACCCCATGGCTATGGTTTGATAACATCAGTATCAAGAAAATGTTTAAGTACTTTCAATTTAAAGGTAGCGGTGCTGCTGGCTTGTTTAACCTAGATGTCTACTTTGACTTTGATCTTACATCATACAAAACATTTTATCTACAATCAACATTTAGTCAGTGGGATATGACTGAATGGGATTCTGGCTACTGGGACTTTCCAGACGTTAACAAGGTGCTGATACCAATGATAGGCATGGGTAGGGCAATCAAGTTTTCATTTTC